GACGATGATCAGTGGCGGCGGGACCCCAACCGTCAATGCCACCTTTGCGGTGTCGGCGATGGATTCGCAGTCCGTCGCGACCTTTTTCAAGAACAACGGCGCCACCCTTGTTGCCGCGCTGAACCAGGCAATGCGTAATGGGGCCGCTCTGCGCGGTGTGACGAGCTGATGAACCCCGGCGATCAGGCGATCGTGCAGTTCAACGGCGCGGCGCTTCTGGTGGACAGTGTGGCAGTGCCCGGCGTCGCGTGGAGTGTCAGCAAGTCACCGACGATGCAGACCCGCGTTCAGCGCGCGGTGTCCGGCCGGGAATTGAGGGCATTCGACTACCCTGCTCCATTATGGCAATTTCAACTCACATTCAACTTTTTGCGCGACCAATGGGACACGCGCGGCGCGGGCGGGTTGGGCTCGGGATATGACGAGCTGAGGACACTCTTTGCGCTTTATCTGGCGTGCTATGGGGCCTACGGAACCTTCCTGTTTTCCGATCCGACCGACAGCCAGCGCATCGGGCAATATCTCGGCACCGGCGACAGCAGCACGACGCAATTCCAATTGCAGGCCTCCTACGGGCTCTCGGGAGCGCCACGCTTCACTGGACCGGTTACCGCGGTGAGTCAGGTCTCTGCACTATATCTGAATGGAATAACGCAAAGCCCGTCGACCTACAGCTGTGTTGCCGGGTTGAACTCCACCGGAATGATCACCTTTCCGCTCCCGCCGGCAACCGGAGCGGTAATCACCGCCGATTTCGGCTTTTATTTCCGCTGCCGGTTTGTCGACGACAGCTACTCGTTCGAGAACTTCATGTACCAGCTGTGGCAGCTCAAGAAGCTGAGCTTCATCTCGGTGCTTTCGTGAGACAGGCCTCCACGGCGCTGATCGCGCTCCTAAACTCGTCGACGCAGTTCGCAATGGCCGACCTCTTCACCTTCACCTTGCCGGGCGGCGGGGTCTACCGCTATTCCGGTGCCGCGACGGGACTCAGCGACGAGAACGGCAATTATTTCCCGCTCGGCCCAAAATTCGAGCGTTCGAAAACCAACCTGGTGATCGGCGTTCAGGTCGACGAGCTCGACGTCAAAATCTATCCGGAGCCCACCGACTTGTTGGGGTCGATCCCGTGGCTGACTGCGGTTTGGACCGGCCAACTCGACGGGGCGCTCCTCCAGGTCGAGCGACTGTTTATGCAGCCCTACGGGACCGCAGTCGGCTCGGTGGTGCTGTTTTCGGGCCGGATCTCGGATATCGACGCTTCGCGCACCGGCATCGACGTGAAATGCCGCTCACATCTCGAATTGCTGAACATCCAGATGCCGCGGCGGCTGTGGCAGCAAAGCTGCACGCATGTCTTTGGCGACAACATGTGCCTTTTCAATCGATCGAGCCTTGGCGCAACCTTCGCCTGCGCTACCGGATCGACGGCAACGGTGGTCCAAGGGCCGCCTTCGACCGGCAACCCCTACCTGCAGGGGACGATCATCGGAGTGACCGGCCAGAACACCGGGCAGGCGCGCACCGTCTCTGGCTTTGTACCGGGGCAGTCGGTCACGGTCAAGCTCGCCTTTCTAACTATGCCGGATCCGGGCGACGAGTTCGAATTGCTGCCGGGCTGCGATCACACGCTCGCGACCTGCACCAACACCTTTGCCAATCAGGCCCATTTTGGCGGGTTTCCCTACATCCCGGCCCCGGAGAATTCCGTATGACGCCACCCGACGGTGCCACTGTGATCGAATTCGACCCGCACGTGATCTGGGCGCTCTTGAGCCTCTTCCTGGCGCTGGTGGTCACGTTTCTAGTGATTGCCGCGGAAGCCGATAATAAGAAAGGCGGCCGATGACGACGCCGGCCCTCCACGTCTTCACTGCGCGCTTCAACCCGATTGTTTGGAAGGTACCGCACCGGCATTATCTTGATTGGGCGCATTTCATGCGCTCCCTCGGCGCCGATGTGACGGTCGTCGAATGCGCCTATGGCGAAAGCCCCTTCCGGTGCGATATCCCCGATATCGTCACCCACATTGGGGTGCGCGCCGATTCATGGGCGTGGACCAAGGAGAACCTGATCAATCTCGGCATCGCCCGCCGGCCGGAGGCGAAATATATCTGCTGGTCCGATAGCGACGTGTTCCCACGCCGCAAGGATTGGTGCACCGCCACGATTGAGGCACTGCAACACTATCACGTGGTCCAGCCGTGGGAGAGCTGCTATGACCTCGGCTCTGGTGACAGCCACGGTCATGTCTGGCGGTCGTTTTGTCGGCAATATCTGTTGGGCTATCCGATCGTTGTCGGAAGGGGTGACAGGTTCAGCGAGTTTTGGACTGAGGACCGCGAGTATCCCCATTCAGGCTATTGCTGGGCGACCAAGCGCAAGGTGCTCAATGAGATCGGCGGCCTCTTTGAGTATGGCGGCATGGGTGCAGCCGACCATCACCAAGCGGTAGCACTCCTGGGCCAGGTCGCGCATTCGATGCCGGCCGCGGTGTCACCCTCCTACCGCGCTGCACTTGCGGCATGGGAAGCCCGCGCCCAGCATGCTGTCAACGGCCGCATCGGCTATGTCTCCGGTACGATCGAGCACCGCTTTCACGGCACCAAGCACAATCGCCAGTATTGGGATCGCTGGCAGATGTTCCTTCGCCATGCATTTGACCCGATTACCGATCTGAAGCGCAACACCTGGGGTGTCCTCGAATTTGCCGGCAACAAGCCCGGCCTCGAACATGAATGGGACCAGTATCTCAGAATGCGCTGGGAGGACGACAACGGCGAAGGATCGGGGCGCTTCCATCAAGTTAGTGATGATACTACCGGGCCGCCGCACCGCCGCTGGCACCGACATGGCGACGGCAATCATCATCCGCTCTCGCCGAACCCGCCGGTGTCCCACCCGGAACCGCAGCACCACCACCCGAAATGACTGCCCAACAGCGCTCTGCGGTTGTTGCCGAAGCCGAAAGCTGGCTCGGCACACCGTATCATCACATGGCGCGACTCAAAGGCGTGGGCTGCGACTGCCTGACATTGCTCGCCGCGGTCTACCATTCGGCGGGTGTTATCCCGGCTATTGATATTTCTTACTATCCGCCCGACTGGCACCTGCATCGCTCGGACGAACGCTATATGGATGGCCTCCTGGCTTACGCGCGCGAGACCGCCGCACCCGAGCCCGGCGACGCCGCGCTGTTCAAATTTGGTCGCTGTTTTGCGCATAGCGCGATCATCGTCCAATGGCCGTGGTTGATCCACGCGTGGAACGGCCTCGGTGTGGTGCGCGCGGACGCGTCGAAGCCAGCGCTCGCAGGTCGGCTGGTGCGGTTCTTCAGCCCGTTTGGTCCCGCCAATATCGATCCTCCTATCCGACCCATCAGCGCGATCGCCCAAAATGGGTGGCAGGATTGACTGGACTCCTCGGTCTCGGCTCGGAGGCCAAGAAAAAGAACACTGTCGCCTCGCTGCGTTATCAGACGAGCCAAAAAGGCGGCATCATCCCACTCGTCTATGGCTGCAACCGGATCGCCGGCAACCTGCTCGATTATCAGAACTTCAACGCGAGCGGCGGCAACAGCAAAGGCGGCAAGGGCGGGGTCGTCGGCGGTGGAGGTAAAGGCGGCAGCTCGTCGAACCCGAAATATCAGGTCGATTTCATCATGGGCCTGTGCCAGGGGCCGGTCTTCAACCTTGGCGAGGTTTGGTTCAATAAGACGATCACGACACTCTTTGGCGGCTTGACCGCAGGCACCGCGGCGACGATGGGCTATGGCGGCGGCAACGACGGGCAGGCGGCCGACAGCAATTGGTATCCGCCCAATCAGCTGGGATATTCGGGAACAACTTGGTTCTCGGTCGAGAAATTCCAGCTCGCCCAGAGCCCGGCATTGCCCAACATCAATGTCGAGGTCTACGGGCTCGAATACAGCACCGCACCCAACGGTTGCGACGCCAATCCGGCGAACATCGTCATCGATCTGTTGACAAATCCGCGCTATGGTGCCCAGTTTCCGGCCGCCAATCTCGATATCTCGGGGAGCCTTGCCGGCTACGGCAATTATTGCGACGCGGTCGGACTGATGCTGGCCCCGGTCTACGACTCGCAGCAGCCGGCTTCGCAGATGCTGGCCGAGATCGCCGCAGTTACCAATAGCGCTATCTTCTGGTCCAGCGGTCTTCTGAAGATGATTCCGTATGGCGACCAACCGCGGTTCGCCACCTATACGCCGGCGTCGTTTATCGGCGAACTGACCCTCGGCGACCAGATTTCGGTGACCTTCTCCGGGGCATTCCCCGGCTCGCCGGTCACGGTCAGCCATTTTCTGTCAGCCAACGACATCGTCAGCTACGAGGCCGCAGGGGCCAGCCTTGCAATGCTGATCACCGGCGACGGCACCACGGAAGAGCCGGGGAATGGTACGCTAGCAGCGGCGGGGATCTTTGCCTCGGTCACGCTGGATGGGCTTGTGATCATTTCGACCGGGGCGCCGGTGTCGATCACAGCCACCAGCTCGGGATCGGAAACCCTGGTCATCGGCAGCCCGAGTGCTACCTACTCGTGGTCGCCGGACACGACGCCGATCTACAGCCTCGGCGACGACGACTTCATCGTCCAGGAATCCTCGGTTGGCACGTATCTGGGCGTCACCCCCGGCGGACCTGCGCTGCGCCAGGGCGCCGGGCCGATCACGGGCGGGTTCAGCGGCGATCCGGTGCACATCACTCGCTCGACCCCGGCCGATGCGCTGAACATGGTCCAGCTCGAAACCACTGATCGCGGCACGTCCTACAATACCTCAATCGTCGAAGCCTTTGATCAGGGGGCGATCGATCTCTACGGCGTACGCCGTGACACCTCGGTCAAGGCGCGCGCGATCGTCGATCCTTATTATGTCGCAACTACCGTCGCCCAGCTGGTGCTGCAGCGCCAGATCTCATACCGCAACACTTATTCGTTCGAGCTCGGGTGGAAATACATCCTCTTAGAGCCGATGGACCTGGTGCAGATCACCGATGAGCGGCTCGGCGCCGAGGCGCTAACGGTGCGAATCACCGCAATCCAGGAGGATGACGAGGGTACGCTATCGGTCACCGCGGAGGATTGGTTCGGCTCGCCCGGTCCGGTGCTCTATCCGCCGATAAAACCACTGCCGACATTCGGTGGCGTTGGCCAGTTGGGGCTGGGGGCGGGTACGGCGACACCCTACGCCAAGCAGGGCGGATCCTCGCAGGCATCGACGCCGAATTACGGTGCGGCCGCCCCCGCGGTCAATCCGCCCTTTATTTTCGAACCGACGGCACAGCTGCTCGCGGCGCAAGGCCGGACTTCGCCCTATATTGTGATTGGGTTGTCTGGCGGGCCAGGCGGGTCGTTCAACCCGAACTGGGGCGGCGCCAACATCTACATCTCACTCGACAGCTCGAGCTTTGCACAATTCGGCGAGCAGGCCGGTTCGTCGGTCATGGGCTATACCACCGCTGATTGCTCGGCGGCGGGCAGTAGCCTTGCCGTCGACCTCGCAGAAAGCGCGGGCGTCTTGACCAGCGTATCAGCTCAGCTCGCGACCAACGCGGTCAGCCTGTGCGCGATCAGGACGCCTGCGGGCCTCCTCGAACTGCTGTCGTACACCACCGCTAGTCTGACTGGGGCAAGCCAATACACCTTGACCGGGCTTTATCGGGGACTTTACGGGACTGCCGCGATCGATCTG